CAATTTAATATAATCTATAATAGCTTCATCATAGCTACTTATCTATTTACTTCTTCTTATAGTTATTTATATTAATATATATGTCAACCAATTTAGAATATCGACTGTCCATTTACAACCTATAAACCATGTATCATTGTTACCTATACATCCTTTATAACCTATAAATACTATATGAAGAAGCCATCTGTAAGTTTGTTGTCAACCAGAGAAGAAATAATATCTCTAGGATTGTTTTCTTCAAAGCCCTACTCGGTTGTTAGCGATGTCTACCATGCAATGAACAGAGGAAGTCTAGACAATATACACATTCCACACAGCGATGTTTACTTTGTTAGGGCTGCGTTGGAGAAGAATACTGGTTATTATTTTCCCCTCAATGCTGTTGAAGATGCTATGAAGGCTGAGGGTTGGAGAGATAGGAAAGGAAACAGATATGGTTAAGAAGGCTTCTACAGTTAATGCTGCTGGTAATTATACAAAACCTACAATGAGAAAAGCATTGGTGGCTAAGGTGAAAGCTGGTTCAGCAGGTGGTGACCCGGGTGAGTGGAGTGCTAGAAAAGCTCAGCTTGTGGCTAAGCAATATAAAGCAAAGGGTGGGGGCTACAAGTCATGAAGAAGCCTCAGGAGTCTTTAAAGGAATGGACTAAGCAGAAGTGGACTACCAGCGATGGTAAGCCTTCTGAAGGAAAGAAGCGTTATCTCCCAGAAGCTGCTTGGAAGGGGTTGTCTGCTACAGAGAAAGCAGCCACCAACAAAGCTAAGGCTGCTGGTAACAAGGCTGGTAAGCAGTTTGTTGCTCAGCCTAAAGCTATAGCAAGAAAGGTAGCAAAGTACAGATGAGTATAGAATACAGAGGCAAGACGTTTGAAGGGTATAATAAACCTAAGAAGTCTGACAAGCCAGAAAAGAAAATGATGGTATTGGCAAAAGAAGGAAGTGTGGTAAAACTGATTCACTTTGGTGATGCCAATATGGGACACAATTATTCTCCAGAAGCAAGAGCTAGTTTTAAAGCTAGGCATGGTGAGAATATAAAGAAGGGTAAGATGAGTGCTGCTTATTGGGCTAATAAGGAGCTTTGGGCTGGAAGTGGGGGTAGTGTTAAACAACCCCCTAAAGGTCAGAAACAGAAGTTTGGAAAATAATTATGGCAACAGATGCTGAGATGGTAGCTAAATATCGTGAGAAGGCTAAGGATAAAACCTTGTCTCAAGATGCTAGAAATATGTATTTAGACAAAGCTGTTGAGCTTGAGCAGAAAGCTTATAAACAATCAAAGCCTACATCTTTAGGCCCTAATATGGCTAAGGGTGGTATGGCTAAAGGTAAGATGATGAAAGATTCTGCTATGGCTAAAAAGGGAGCTAAGATTCCTGCTGTTGCCATTATGATCGGTGTTACCAAACCTAAAGCTAAGATGGCTAAAGGTGGTATGGCTAAAAAGAAATGTTAATCTAAAAGGAAAACTAACATGAAAAATACAACTAAGAAAATGGCAGTAGGTGGTATGTTCCCTGATGCATATGCAAAAGGCGGTATGATAAAAAAGACAACTAAGAAAATGGCAACAGGCGGTATGTTAGCTGATGCAGCAGGAAGGGCGCAACGTATAGCAGCCGCTTTTGGTAATAAAGCAGCTCCTGCTCCTGCACCAAAAGCAGCCCCTGCTCCTGCACCAAAAGACAATTTTGTACAAAAAGCTCAACCTGCTGTCAAGAAAGCTATGGATATGATGCCAAAAATGAAACTTAGTTCAGGTGGTATGGCTAAGAAGAAAAAGAAATAAGCACTAAAAAGAAGGGTTAATATGGCATTAGTCACTAAGAAGATTTGTCCTGCTGCTACACAGAGCATTGAAATAAATTTAAAGAACAGGAACATAGCTTTTGCTGACTTTGGCTATGGGCCTCCTGATCCTTCTGCTAAGAACACAGAATTTTGGAAATTGAAAGTGGAGATGTATAAAGCTCCTCTTTCAGAGATAAAGAATATGAAGTGTGGCAACTGTGCTGCCTTCATACAAACTCCCAGAATGATGGAATGTATTATTGGTGGCTTAGAGAAAGATGAAGGAAAGAATGAACTATCCTTTGATGAGCAGTTTGTAGCTGCTGCTGATTTAGGATATTGTGATTTGTTCCAGTTTACATGTGCTGCTGCCAGAACATGTGATGCTTGGAAAGCTGGTGGGCCTATAACAAAGGATTGATGATGGTGACAAAACTTACTCCCAAACAAACTGTTAAAGTTGGTAAAGTTATGCATGAGTTTAAGGCAAAAGGGTTGCATAGTGGTAAAGGTGGTAAGGTTGTTAAAAACCCTAAGCAAGCCATTGCCATTGCTTTGTCTGAAGCCTCAAAGATGAAGAAGAAATAATGCCAGCAAAAGACGCTAGTAAATTCACAACAGAATCAATTAATGTGACGGCTACAGCCGCTGATGGTAGTGCTCAGTTGTTGTATCAGTGTCCTACTAATTTTTCTGCTGTGGTTACTTTTTTAAATATATCTTCTGGTGCAGTGGCTAATAAAGATATTTCTTTACAATTCTATCATCAAGAACAAGCCAGTTATAAATATATATTAAAAACATATAAGATGAGTAATAATAGTAATTATATTATAACAAGTACAGCTTCTATGTCACTACACCAAGGTGATAAGCTATTGTGTTTTACAGATAGTGCTGGAAATTTTGATGTCACTGTTTCTGTAGAAGAATATTTTGATCCAGTAAGAAAACTTTAAAAATATGTTTCTAATAGAATTTATGCTTTGTTTTTCCACACAGCCGTGTATTTCTGTAATTGATGTACCAAGAACAAAACACGAAACTATGGAAGGTTGTTGGCAAGTTGCTTATTACAAAGCTTTAGAACTTGAGATGCTGAATAAACAATTAAACCCAACAGTACAGTTTAGGTGTGTTGAAGAAGAACAATCAGAAGTGTATACAAATATCTAAGGAAAAATAATGGCTAAAGAACTAACAGAACAACATAAAAAGTTTCTTGAAGTGTTATTCACTGAAGCTAACGGAGACATCACCACTGCTAAAAACTTAGCTGGCTTCTCTAGAGGTTACAGCACAAGGCTTCTCACAAACTATCTGAAAGAAGAAATTATTGAAGCCACCCAACTCTACATTGCTATGAATGCTCCAAGAGCAGCTATGGCTGTTGTAGGTGGTATTAATATGCCCACTGAGCTAGGCATCAAAGATAAGCTTAGTGCTGCTAAAGACCTGTTAGACAGGGCTGGCTTTGTTAAAACAGATAAAGTGCAAGTGGAATCTAGTGGTGGTGTGATGATATTACCTGCTAAGGAAAAACAGGTAGATGACTGACAGGGGAATAGGCAAGTGGATATTGCCACAGCCTGATATTAAAAGAAAAAAGTTTGTAGACATTCCAAAGATTGGGCGTACAATACCTTTTGGTTACAAGGTGAATGAAGAGGATAGTGGATGGCTTGTGCCAATTCCCTCTGAACTAGAAGCCTTAGAAAAAGCTAAGAAGTATTTAAAGCAATATAGTTTAGCTAAAGTGGCTGCTTGGCTTTCAACAACGACAGGTAGACACATAGGCCCCTCCTCTTTGGAAGTTAGAATAAAGAATGAACAGTCCCAAAAAAGAAGATCTACAACATATCGTCTCCTCGCCCATAGGTACAAAGAAGCCCTTGAGAAAGCAGAATACTACGAAAAAAGAGTCGGCTGCACAGAAGACAGCTATTTTGGAACAGACGAATACAGAGAAATTAGAGACACCTTCTACAAAATTGAAAAGTGAAGAAGAGTATCAGAATGTAATTTTTAAACCTAATGCAGGGCCTCAGTCAGTTTTCTTGGCCTCTTCAGAAAGGGAAGTGTTATATGGGGGTGCTGCTGGCGGTGGTAAAAGTTATGCCATGTTAGCAGACCCCCTTAGATATTTAGGACATCCACAATTTTCAGGGCTTTTGTTGCGTCACACCACTGAAGAACTTAGAGAACTTATTTGGAAAAGCCAAGAAATATATCCAAAGATATATCCAAATATTAAGTGGAGTGAGAGAAAGATGCAATGGCAAGCTCCTAGTGGAGCTAGGTTGTGGATGTCTTATCTAGATAGAGATGAAGATGTATTGAGATATCAGGGATTGGCTTTTAGTTGGATTGGTTTTGATGAGTTGACACAGTGGCATACTCCGTTTGCATGGAACTATATGCGTTCTCGCTTGCGTACCCCTGCTAGTGACCTACCAATTTTTATGAGAGCCACTACCAATCCGGGAGGGCCGGGTCATGCATGGGTTAAGAAGATGTTTATTGACCCTGCTCCCGCTGGAAAACCCTTTTGGGCAACTGATGTAGACACTGGACAGGTACTATCATACCCAAAGGGGCATAGTAAAGAGGGTCAGCCACTGTTTAAACGGCGTTTTATACCCGCTATGTTGGCAGACAACCCCTATTTGGCTGAGGGTGGTGACTATGAAACCATGCTTTTGTCTTTACCAGAACACCAACGCAAGCAATTGCTTGAGGGAAACTGGGATGTAGCAGAGGGAGCAGCGTTTCCTGAGTTTAATAGGGCTGTTCATGTGGTAGATAGCTTTGATATCCCCAAAAATTGGGCAAAATTCAGGGCTTGTGACTACGGATATGGTAGTTTTAGTGCTGTTGTGTGGTTTGCTGTTACACCTAGTGAACAACTGGTGATATACAGGGAGCTTTATGTTAGCAAAGTGCTGGCAAAAGACCTAGCCCACATGATATTGAGGGCTGAAGAACACGATGGTGGTATTAGGTATGGTGTTTTGGATAGTAGTTGCTGGCATAAGCGTGGAGATACAGGCCCCTCACTAGCAGAACAGATGATTATGGAAGGTTGTAGGTGGAGGCCAGCAGATAGAAGTGCTGGTAGTAGGGTGTCAGGTAAGAACGAGTTGCATAGAAGACTCCAAACTGACCCATTTACAGAACAACCAAGAATGATTATAACAAGCAATTGTGTAAAAACCATTGCTCAACTTCCCATCATTCAGCTGGATAAGAAAAAGCCAGAGGATGTTGATACGAAGGGCGAAGACCATTTGTATGATGCTATTAGATACGGCGTTATGAGTAGACCACGTAGCAGTGTATTTGATTACAATCCAGCCTCTTCTAAAACCTCTGGAATTAGAATTGCTGACCCATTATTTGGCTATTAAGGAACAACATGGAAAAGAATAAACAAATGCTTGGTGATAAAACCCTAGCTTTAGATGATGTAAAGAACAAAGAAGAAGAGGGTTTCTCTGGCGGGGGTTTAATTTCCTATATTCAAGAGAGATATACAAGATCAGAAGAAAGCAGACGGGCAGACGAAAGCCGCTGGCTACGTGCTTATAGAAACTACAGAGGCATCTACGGCCCTGATGTTCAATTCACAGAAACTGAGAAGTCTCGTGTTTTTATTAAAGTGACTAAGACTAAAACCTTAGCTGCTTACAGTCAAATCACTGAGGTGTTGTTCTCTAATAATAAATTTCCATTGAGTGTTGATCCCACCACTCTGCCTGATGGTGTAGTTGCTGATGTACATACCGATCCTAAAGCACCTCCTACTACAGGAGAGAACATGCCAACAGAGATTCCTTTTGGTGAAAATAGTGGAAACATTCCAAAGGGATTTGACTTGGATGTGTTGGAACAAATGCTTGGATCTATGAAAGACGATCTTAAAGATTTGCCCAACTTAAAAGAAGGCCCCGGTGTCACCCCTTCTTCTCTCACTTTTAGTCCTGCAACCGTTGCAGCTAAGAAGATGGAAAAGAAAATACATGATCAGCTTGAAGAAACAGGAGCATCTAAGCATTTACGCTCCACTGCTTTTGAGATGGCATTGTTTGGTACAGGCGTAATGAAAGGGCCTTTTGCTGTCAACAAAGAATATGCAAATTGGGCTGAGAGTGGTGAATATAAACCAATAATTAAAACTGTTCCTGAAGCTTCTCACGTTTCTCTTTGGAACTTCTATTGGGATCCTGATGCCACTAACACTGACGAATGTCAGTATGTAATTGAGCGTCATAAAATGAGTCGCACTCAGCTTAGAGCTTTGAAGAAGCGTCCTTATTTTAGAGCCAATGTCATTGATCAAATTATTGATGAAGGTGAGACATACAATAAAAAATATTGGGAAGACGATCTCAGAGATTATACACCAAACTTTGGTGTTGAGCGCTTTGAAGTGTTGGAATATTGGGGAAATGTAGATATTGATCTGCTTGAAGAAAATGAAATCACCGTTCCAGAAGATATGATGGAGGCAGGTGAATTACAGGCTAACATTTGGTTCTGTAATGGAAAAATTTTACGTCTTGTCCTCAATCCTTTTAAGCCAGCAAAGATACCTTATTATGCTGTGCCATATGAATTAAACCCCTACTCTCTAGCTGGTGTAGGTATTGCTGAAAACATGGACGATACCCAAACCTTAATGAATGGTTTTATGCGTATGTCAGTGGATAATGCGGTTCTTTCTGGCAACCTTGTATTTGAAGTGGATGAAACTAACCTTGTACCGGGACAAGACTTGTCTGTGTTTCCGGGTAAAGTGTTTAGGAGACAGGGTGGAGCACCGGGTCAAGCTTTGTTTGGTACAAAGTTTCCTAATGTCTCACAAGAAAATCTTCAATTGTTTGATAAAGCAAGACAATTGGCAGATGAGTCTACAGGACTTCCTTCGTATTCATATGGACAAACAGGCATATCTGGTGTAGGCCGCACAGCAAGTGGCATAAGTATGTTGATGAACGCAGCTAGTGGCAGTGTTAAAACTGTCATTAAAAATCTAGATGACTATTTGCTTGGGCCTATTGGAAAAGCTTTTTTCAATTTCAATATGCAATTTGATTTTGATCCTGAGATTAAAGGCGATTTAGAAGTTAATGCTAGAGGCACTGAAAGTTTGATGGCTAATGAAGTGAGAAGCCAGCGTTTAATGCAATTCTTGCAGATAGCTAGCCAGCCTTCTCTTATGCCTTTTGCTAAGTTTCCATACATCATTAGAGAAATTGCAAAGAGCATGGACTTAGACCCAGACAAAGTGACTAACAACATGGATGAAGCCATGCGCCAAGCATTGTTAATGCAGCAAGGAGGTGCTCCTGCTCCTGCTGCTGGACAGCCTCCACAAGGCGTGGCAGGGCCTCCGGGAGTGGCTGATATGACAGGTGGTGGTGGTGGTAACATTGGTATTGGTGCTGCACCAGTGCCGGGCGAACAAGGATTTAGCGGAAATGAACAACAAACCCCACCTATCTAAACTTAAATCATTTGTTAATAATAACAACCAATGGGAATCTTTTTTAGAAACTCTTGATTATGAAATAAGCAGTTGCCATAAAAAACTTGAACAGTCAAAAGATGTTCAAGACATCTATCAAACACAAGGGGCAATTGCTGCTTTACGTAGACTTAAATATTTAAAGGATGAAATAAATGTACAACAATAAATTTTTAGCTGAGGGCGGTATGCCAGATGAAAGTGGCACAGTTGATCCCGTGAGTGGCAATCAAGTACCTCCCGGCGCTATGCAAAAAGAAGTAAGAGATGATATTAATGCAAAACTCAGCGAAGGAGAGTTTGTTTTTCCTGCTGATGTTGTACGTTATGTAGGGCTAGAGCGTCTAATGCATATTAGAGACTTAGCTAAACGTGGTTTGCAGAAGATGAATGAACAGGGACAAATGGGCAATGCTGATGAAGTGGCAAACCCAGAAGCACTTCATGGTGATGAGTTTTCTAAAAACGTAGACCAAATTATGTCTGAGCTTCCAGAAGATGAAAACACACAAACTGAGATGGCTTTGGGTGGTATGGCTACAGATCAGTCACAATTTCAAGCACCCCCTCCTGCTGGAACAGTGAGTGATCAACAGATGCTAAACAACTTAGCCCCTTACTTTACATCAGAACAAGCTCCTATGGAACAACCTAAAACAGGATTGATGGCTAAGAAAAAAGGTATGGTATAATAAACATATTGTAACCAGAGGTGGGCTGGTCAATATTTACAACACCCACCATTATTGGCTACCTATCTCCCCGCACATGGCGGCAACAGTTAGCCCCAACTTATAGAGGTATTTATGACTGATGTTGTTTTAGAACAGAAACAAGAAATGAAAGCTTATTCTCCTTTTGGCAAACGTAACGCCAACAATGAGAAAATTGAACAAGAAGAAGCAGAACTTAAAGAACTGCAAGAAGCAAATAAAGGCGAGAAGAAACAAGAGGAAGATGATTCCAATTTATCTTCAGAGGAAAAAACATTTAAGAAGCGTTATGGAGATCTGCGTAGACATTCGCAGCAGCAACAAACACAGCTTCAAACACAGATTGATGAACTGAAGGCTCAGCTTCAAAAGAGCACAACTAATCAAATTAAGTTGCCTAAAACAGAAGAAGAACTTTCTGCTTGGGCTGAACAATACCCAGATGTAGCTAAGATTGTTGAATCCATTGCCATGAAGAAAGCTAAGGAGCAGTCTGAATCAATTGAGTTACGTCTCCGTTCTTTAGATGAAAGAGAACTTGAGACAGCTAGGGACAAAGCTGAAGGGGAGCTTCTGCGTTTGCACCCAGACTTTGATAAGATTCGGGATACAGATGACTTCCATGATTGGGTAGAAGAACAACCAAAGTGGGTACAACAGGCTTTGTATGAAAACGACACAGACGCAAAAGCTGCTGCTAGGGCCATTGATCTATATAAAGTAGATAAAGGTATTACAAGGACTAAGACTAAAGAGTCTAGTAAAGATGCTGCACAAAGCGTTGGATCAAGAGGTAGCCGTTCAGCACCTTCTAATGTTGACACTGATGGTGTGATTTACGAGTCTTCTGTTAACCAAATGACCACACAACAGTACGAAGCAAACCAAGAAGCTATTGCTAAAGCCATTAAGTCTGGTAAATTTGTGTACGACATCAGCGGCAACGCTCGCTAACTTGATTTATACGTCAACAATCATTATTTTATAGAAGATTGTTGACAAATACTTCAAGTGTGATATAACTTTAAACACGGCTATTAGGCTACCAAGGTAGCCCTTTAATAGCCAGTTTCCTTAAGCCGTTATTCGCTATAACCACCTTAAGTAAACAAGTAACATGTAACGCAAAGCAAGTAAACTGTCAGAATCACCTGTAAGTTTATTAGCCTGTAGACAGAGATAGCGGCGGTTATCTTCACTACACACCTAATAATATCAGCCTCTGTAGTTGTGTGAGCGTATTTAATTATATGCCCTATCAATATCTTAGGAGGATACATCATGGCATTTCCAAAGGCAACTGGCTATAACAACTTACCCAATGGTAATTTTAGCCCAGTTATTTATTCCAAGCAAGTTCAGCTTGCTTTCCGCAAATCATCTACAGTCGAAGCTATTACCAATAGCGACTATTTTGGCGAAATCGCCAACATGGGCGACTCTGTTAAAATCATCAAAGAGCCTGAAGTTTCTGTTCAGTCTTACGCCCGTGGTACACAAATCACTGCACAAGACCTGAATGACGAAGACTTCACCTTGGTTGTTGATCAGGCTAACTATTATGCCTTCAAGATTGATGACATTGAAGCTGCTCATTCTCATGTAAATTTCATGCAAATGGCTTCTGATCGTGCAGCTTATCGCATACGTGACCAGTATGACCAAGATGTGTTGGGCTATTTGTCCGGCTATCAACAGTCTGCTAAGCACACTCAAGCTGGCACTGCTCGTACCACTTACCCCGGTACTAAAGCTTTGACAGAGGCTGGTTCTAACGAACTGTTGGCAAGCATGGTATTGAAGAAAAGTGACTTTGGTAACATTACCACAGCTTCTGCTGGCGATCACTCTATCCCCTTGGCTGCTCGTTTGCCCGGCGCTACTGCCCTGCCTACCGCTACAGCTTCTCCTTTGATGGTGATTGCTCGTATGGGTCGTTTGTTGGATCAACAATTTGTTGACACCAATGGTCGTTGGTTGGTGGTTGATCCCGTCTTCATCGAGCTGTTGAAAGACGAAGACAGCCGTTTGTTCAGGGGCGACTTCGGTGGCTCTGGCTTGCAAAATGGCTTGGTTGTCAACAACCTGCATGGCTTCAAAGTCTATGTGTCTAACAACCTGCCTAAGGTTGGAACTGGTGCTGGTACTACTGGTACTGCTAACCAAAACACCAACTTCGGCGTGATCGTTGCTGGTCATGATTCTGCTGTCGCAACTGCACAGCAAATCACCAAAACAGAAACCTATCGTGATCCAGATAGCTTTGCTGACATCGTGCGTGGTATGCACCTTTATGGTCGTAAGATTTTGCGCCCCGAAGGTATTGTCACTGCTAAATACAATGCTGCTTAAGGAGAACATAAATGGCAACTATTACCACTCTTTCTAATGCTGCTGGCGCAGCTACACAACCTAGTCGTGCTCTTCGCAACATGCCTTATGTGGTTGAAAACACCATTAGCTGGTCTGCTGCTGCAACAGCAAAAGGCAGTGTCCTTGCCGCTGCTGACGTAATTGAAGCTCTCCAGATTCCTGCACAATCCATTGTGTTGGCTGCTGGCTTTGAAGTGATCACTGCTGCCACTGGTAGTTGCACAGTCAGCTTGGGCGTAACTGGTGTTACTGCTGCTGCTTATGTTTCAGCTTTTGCTGTAACTAGCTCAGCTACTGCTGGTACTTACGCAACCCCTGCCACTGCTGGTTACCCCATCGTAACTCAAGCTGCTGATACATTGGACTTGTTGTTGGTTACTGAGACTACAACTCTCAGTGCTGGCTCTGTCCGTGTGTTTGCTGTGATTGTTGATGCATCAGACCGTGTTGGCCCTGCTTCTGTAGACCGTGAACAGTTGGCTTAATAGCTAACTAAACCAAGGGGGCAGCTTCCACAAGAGGTTGCCCCTTTTTTTATTTACAACGAAAGATTTTATAATGGCTATTACATCTGCTCTTTGCACAAGCTTTAAAAAAGAACTCTTAGAAAGAAAGCATGATTTTAATGTCACTTCTGGGCATACTTTTAAAATTGCTTTGTACACTTCTTCGGCATCTCTTGACGCTACAACCACGGCTTATACAACTTCTAACGAAGTGGTAGGCACTGGCTACACTGCTGGTGGAGCAACCCTCACGAACATTGATCCAACATCCAGTGGCACTACAGCTTTTATAGACTTTGCTGATGTAACTTTTTCTACTGCTACTATCACTGCTGCTGGTGCTCTCATCTATAACACCACCACTGATGGGGGATCAGCTACTACCAATGCTGTAGCTGTCATTTCTTTTGGTGGGGATAAGACATCTACCAATGGCGATTTTACTATTCAATTCCCCACAGCAGACGCAAGCAACGCAATTATTAGAATTGCTTAAGAAGCAGCTAACTACACAGGTATAATCATATGGCTGCTGGCGACATGATTTTTCTTTTTAAAAGTGTAGCTTTTGGCACTTGGATTGTGCCTACTGGCGTTACTGCTGTTAAAGTTGAGTGCTTTGGTGGTGCTTCTGCAACAACTTATTACAGCAATTCTGGCTTCCCACAACCCAAAAATATTGGCGGTTCATACTCACAAACTTCTACGCTTTCTGTCACTGCTGGTAACACAGTATATTTTAATATTAGCGATGGCGGTAGCACTTGGGTAAACAAAACCTCAAATGCCGCCCCAAGTTCTACGGCTGATGGGTGTTTGGCAGTAGGTGGTAACACTGCTGCCGCATCTCAAGTTGCGGCTAACTATGGTGATATTAAATATGCGGGTGGGGATGGAGTTGTACAGTCAGCCTTGGGGGGTTTGACTTATGGTCGGGGTGGTCAGGCAGGGCCAAATGGGGCGGGGGCTAATGCAGGGGCGGCCTATTCAGCTACTGGTATAGCAAGCCCCGCTACTTTTGAAACATATTTTCCCGGTAATGGTGGAGGAGCTAACGGTGGCGTTTCAGGTGGCTTAAGCAGCATTCCCTACGGTAGAAGCAGCGGTGCTTTTGGAGGCAATGGTGGCTATTGGAATGGCACTGCTTATGTTAATGCAACACAAGACGTATTAGGACAAGCACAATATTTTAACGGCTACCCACTTAAAACGCCAATAAATTATGGCCCATTTGGGGGCAGCACCGCTTATGTTACTGATGATGGCTCAATCGATACTATTGGAGTTGATGGGCAAACTGCTTTTATTGTCATAACTGTAATTCAAGGCACTCAAAAAAGTATTGTTTTTGCTGGCTCTCAGTCTGGTTCTTTTACCATCCCGTCTGATTTTGACTCGCTTGTTTCTATTAGGGCTTTTGGTGCGGCGGGTATAAATAGTACAACAACATCAGCATCCCAAGGTGGTGGAGGTGGAGGTGGTGGGTATTCTGAAACTGTAGCGGCAAGTGTTACGGCCTCAATGGTTGCTGGTTCAACACTTGTTTACTACAACGTCCCTGCTCTTTCTGCTGGTTCATCTGCGAGTAGTTGGATAAATATTGGTGCAAATTCAGCGCCTTCCGCAAAAACTTCTGGTGTATTAGCTTTTAGTGGTGGCAACACCAATTCAAATACAGGTGGCACAGGTGGCACTACCACATCTGCTAAGGGGGATACAACAAACGCTGGTGGTACAGGTGGCGCAGGTTTTACTTCCTCAAGATTTAACGGTGGCGGCGGTGGTGGTAGCGGTGGCCCATCTGGCGCTGGCGCAGTTGGTGGAGCGGCATTTAACACAGCTACTTTAAGAGGTGGTGGTGGTGGTGGTGGCTCAAATGGTGGTAATGTTGGTAGCGCAGGTACAACTTCGGCTGGAGGTGCTGGCGGGGGTATTACTGGAGGTACTGGAGGTACTGGAGCTACGGCTTCGGTAGCGGCTACAGCGGGTACAAATGGTGGTGGTAGTGGTGGTGGGTTTGCAACAACAAATGGCAACCCCCCTCAAGGCTCAATTCTTTCCCTTGCAAATAATCTTTATTACATAACTGGCGGTACTGGTGGTGAGGGTGGTCAATCAAATAATTACACTGCTGGCGGTAACGGTGGTGCTGGTGTCCACAGTGATACTGGAACTTTGACATACGGTGATGGACTTGTTGTTTTTACATATGTTCCAAAATACCCAATTACTGTTAGTGTAGTTGGTGTATCAACCACTGGTAGTGTTGGTAGTTTAACAGTTGCAGGAAAGAGTAGCTTTACACCAACAGGAATATCCTCTACAGGCTCTATAGGTAGTATAACTGTAGCAGCTAAGGCCAGAGTATTACCAACAGGAAGCGTCTCTTCTGCTATTTTGGGTAGTGCTATTGCACGTGCAAACGCCATTGCTTCTGTAACAGGAAGCTCAGCCACAGCAGCTTTAGGCACTGTAACTACACGGATAACAGAAAATAACCCAATAATATCTATTACTGGCTTTCAAGCAACAGGTAGTGTAGGTAGCTTAATTCTTATTGGTAAAGCTAATATTAGTATTATTGGACAAGAAATAATTTCTAGTTTAGGAATTATTGAAGTAAAAGCAAAAAGTATTTATGCTACAACTGGTTTATTTGCTACAGGAAATATTGGTAGTGTTACAATTACCAATGTTGTTTTTAATTTCAATGCTGTTGCGGCTTTATATGATAGAAACAGGACAGTGTTTGTAGAAGCTAAATCCACTGCCAAAGAACGTACAGTTATGGTGATGGGAGATAATAGGGTTGTATACATAGAAGGAAGATCTTCCTCATATGATAGAAGTGTATTAGTGGAATAAGGAATAATATGTCATTTAGATGGCCCAATAAAGATCCAGATGAAACTCTAGACTACAGTGTTGACTGGTCTAGATGGCTTAATAGTGCTACCATCACAACTGTAGTTTGGTATGTAGATGACTCTACTGGAACAAAGACAGCTTTACCTTCAAGTAATGTTGTTAATGGTTTACAAAATGTTGGTCAAACTATTAGTGGTGGAGTGGCTACAATTAATTTAGGCTTAGGCACAAACAATACTGAATATAAAATTTATTGTAAGATGACTGACAATAGTGGTAATGTGGCTGAGCGTGTTATTAGGTTGAGAATTAAGGAACAATAATGGCATATAATTTTCTTGATCTAGTTAATGAAGTGAATAGAAGGCTCAATGAAGTTGAGCTTACTTCTAGTAATTTTGCTGATGCTGTTGGTTTCTATGCACACAATAAAGATGCGGTGAATGCTGCCATTAGAGATATCAATCATATCCACCATGAGTGGCCTTTTAATCATGTATTGGCAGAAGAGACACTGACAGCGGGAACCATTCGATATGCTTTTCCTACAGATGCCAACACTATTGACTTTGATACTTTCCGTATTAAAGAAAGCACAACCCTTAATAATCAAACACAAAAGCTAACTATTCTTTCATATGAAGACTACTTGTCTAAATACATTGATCAAGAATACACAGCAGACACAAGCAAGCGAGATGTCCCTGCTTTTGTCTTTCATGCTCCTAGCTTAGAGTTTGGTCTTGTGCCTTCTCCAAAAGAAGCATACACTGTCTATTACGAATATTACAGAATACCTGTAGACTTATCTTCATATTCAGATGTTCCTTCTATACCAGATAGATTTAGACATGTGATTATTGATGGTGCTATGCACTATGCTTATTTGTTTAGAAGTAACGAACAAGCTTCTACTTTGGCTAAGAGTAAGTTTGAAGAAGGTGTTAAACGCATGCGTACCATGTTAGTTAATCGTTATTCATATGTGAGGTCAGGCATGCTTGCTACTTCTAGAACTTCTGCTTTTGGTGATAGGGTGAACTGATGGCTGACGCATGGCAAACATATGCTTTTGAATTTAAGGGAGGGCTTGTTTCTAGCCTATCTCCTTTACAACAGGGTATTAATGCTCCGGGCAGTGCTCGCCTATTAAAAAACTTTGAGCCTTCCACCGATGGTGGTTATAGAAGAATAGAAGGTTTTGATAAATATGACAGTTCTTTTGTCCCTGCTTATGGTTTACCTAAAGTGCATGGTAGTGGTCAAACAGGAACAACGCTTGTATTAGGAAACATTTATACTTCTCCTGTTGCTGGAGACACACTTACCATTGCTGGTGTCACAGGAACATATACAGTGGCTAGTGCTGGCGTTTCTTTTGACAGCACCAATAAGAGAGCGACATTGACATTTACAACTTCTATGGCTAGTAGCCCTGCTGATAAAGCTGCTGTAACTTTTACTTCCCATACAGGCATTATAAAAGGTGTAGCAGCGTGGGAAGACACTATCATTGCTTGTAGAAACAATGACATTTATAAGTCTACAGGTAGTGGTTGGACAAAGATTAATATTCCTTCTTATGGTACAGTGTTAGTTAATGGTGCTAGTCAAACAGGAAGCAGTTTAATAGTGGATGGTTTGACAGATGTTCCTAAAGTAGGAGATACATTTACTATTGCTGGTGTACAAAAAATATACACTGTCACAGCAGATGCCACTGTTACAAGTGGTGGTGCTACATTAGCTATCAACCCTGCTTTAGCTAGTAGTCCTGCTGATAATGCAGCCATTACTTGGCTAACAGCTAAGTATAGTGATGGTATTAAAGTAAGAACAACTAAATATAGAATTAACAGCACTGACAAGATTGTTGGTGTTGATGGTGTTAACTATCCCTTTGTATGGGATGATGCTACATTTGCTTTTATTGACAACAACATTGACTTAGTAGGTTCTGATTTTGCTGTGTTTCATAAAAACCATATGTTTTTTGTAAACGATGACAAGCTTATCTTCTCTTCTCCTTATACAGACACTGACTTTACAGCAGCCAATGGAGCAGGAGTTATAAACATAGGAGCCACTATAACAGGCACCATTGTTTTTAGAGAAGCCTTAATCATCTTTACTGAAAAAACTATCAATCAGCTTGTAGGAAACACTTCATCAGACTTTAATCTCCAACCAATTACAAGGAATGTAGGCTGTGTGGCTACAGATACCATACAAGAGGTAGGTGGAGACATTATGTTCTTAGGCCCTGAAGGTTTAAGACTACTTAGTGCAACAGACAGAACTGGAGACTTCAATTTAGGAGTGGTGTCTAAACCCATCCAAGCAGAAGCCACTGCACTTATTTCTTCTAGTAGTAGTTTTGCTAGTGTCATTATTAAACAGAAGTCTCAGTATAGGCTTTTAGGATATAATGCTTCAACTACGGCTGCTAGTTCCAAAGGAATATTAGGAACACAGGTGGCAGGTGATAATACCAGCGCCATTTCTTGGGCTGAAACAGTGGGCATTAAAGCTTATGTAGCCGATAGTAATTATATTAATCAAACAGAAATTATTGTCTTTGCTCATTCTGATGGATATGTCTATCAGATGGAAAGTGGAAATAGTTTTTCTGGTGCTAATATCTTAGCTAGCTTTGCTACTCCGTTTGTTCCAATTAATGATCCACGAGTTAGAAAGACTTTTTATAAGATGTTTTTGTACACAGACCCACAAGGCTCTGTAAATATCTCAGTTAATTTAAAACTTGACTTTGATGACTTTGGAAGTATACAACCAGAAACAATTTTATTGTCTAACGTTAATAGTGGAAGTGTGGGGTTTTATGGAAATAGTACAGCTAAATATGGAACAACAAAGTACGGAACAAAATTAAAAAAGCTGTTTCAAACACAAACAATTGGTTCTGGTTTTTCTATTTCATTACAGTTTGTATCAGACGGTACAGACCCTCCTTTTTCGTTGGACGCTGCCACGATGGAATATTCTACGCATGACAGACGATAATGTGGTAAAACTGTTAGGCATTTATTAAGGAAATAATATGGCAGGATATACAAGAGTAGATACTATTAACAACATTGCTGACGGTAACGTCATTAGTGCTGCTGATTTAGATGGGGAGTTTGATGGTATTCAAGCTGCCTTTAATTCTTCTACAGGCCACAACCATGATGGCACTGCTGGAGAGGGTGCTCCCATCCTTGCATTAGGCCCTGTTCAAGACGTAACAATTTCAACATCTGTGTTGGGTGTTAAGACTACTAACACTGTAGATCTTGGTACAACTGGTCTTAGATTTAAAGACTTCTATCTTGCTGGTGCTGCTTCTATTGGTGGCACACTTGGTGTTACTGGAGCCACCACGTTATCAGCAGCTTTGACATATGGTGGTGTCACATTAAGTAATGCAGTGACAGGCACAGGCAACATGGTGTTGTCAATCTCCCCTACATTGACAGGAACACTTACAGCGGCGGCTGCTAATTTTTCTGGTGTTGTAGCTTTAAATGGCAACATTACTTTAGGCGATGCCGACACTGACACTATCACTCAAGGGGCCTCCTATGTAACTGGCACTCAGCTTAAATCAGCAAAGACAGCCACCAACACTTTGTCTCTTGCTGCTTACGACACAGACGGTGTTGCGTACACAGACTTGATTACGCTGACAGCTAGTACCACGCCCACTCTTACTTTAACATCAACAGGTGTTGGCACAATTAACAATATGTCAATTGGTGCAACAACAGCATCAACAGGTGCGTTTACTACTTTGTCAGCGACAGGAAACGTAACTCTTGGTGATGCGGTAGCAGACACCATCACCTTAAATGGTCAGTTTGTAACTGGCACTGTGCTACGTTCTGCCCAAGCAGCAACCAATACACTTGCGTTGGCAGCATACGATGTAGACGGCGCAGCATACACAAACTTAATTACGTTGACCGCAAGTAATACTCCTACTCTTGCATTGACTTCAACGGGTGTTGGAACAATCAACAACATGTCGATTGGTGCAACAACAACAAGCACAGGCGCATTCACTACGTTGTCAGCTACTGGTGCAATAACCTTTAACACAACAACCAACGCACAGTCCTATACCACCACTGGTGCTGGAACTATTACCATTAGTTCAGGCACTGCCGGTACTATTAACAATATGTCTATTGGTGCTACCACTGCACTTGCAGGTACGTTCACTGATCTCACCAGCACAGGTAATACAACGATTGGTAATGCCGATACTGACACCATCACAGAAAATGCGTCCTATGTAACTGGCACTCAGCTTAAATCAGCAAAGACAGCCACCAACACACTTTCTCTTGCCGCATACGACACAGATGGTTTGGCTTACACAAACTTGATTACGTTGACTGCGAGTACTACCCCCACGCTTGCTTTGACTTCAACAGGCGTAGGCACGATCAACAACATGTCGATTGGCGCAACGACACCCGCAACAGGTGCATTTACCACGTTGTCTGCTACTGGTGCAATAACCGCCAATACAACTGCCAACAATCAGTCATACACTACTACAGGTGCAGGAACTATTACCATCAGTTCTGGTACTGCGGGTACTATTAACAATATGTCTATTGGTGCTACCACTGCACTTGCTGGTACATTTACAAATTTATCAGCTACAGGAAACGTAACCCTCGGCGATGCCTCCACCGACACCGTGACGGTGAATGGGTATATGGGTGTGGGTAGTGCTGTGAATGCGGGTACTGCGCTGTTAGTTGGCTCGCCTACGCTCACAGGCACTACGCAACGTGGTATTGATGCGGCTACTACGTTTGGTACGGGAGCAACAGCTTCAGTACAACAAATTCGAGCGATATCGACCCTGACCACGGCAGGTGCTTATACCGAGTGGATTGGCTTAAATGTCCCTCAACCACAAGGCACTGGTTACACCCTAACAAACGCTTACGGTTTATACATTTCTGACCAAACTAAAGGCACAAACAACTACGGCATTACCAGTTTAGTCTCTAGCGGAACAAACAAGTACAACATATACGCTTCTGGTACTGCTGATAACTACATGGCTGGTAATTTGGGTATAGGGATTTCACCACCAGTCGCCGCATTAGATGTTTCAGGTGCTCCAACGGGGGCGTTGTCAAGATTTGCAAACACTACAGCACCAACACTGGATAATAGTACACATGCTGGAGAAGCTATATTCTTGCGTTCTGGTGGCACTGCTGGATCAGGTAATGTGCAAGCTGTTCTTGCTTTTGGTAAGGCGGATGGCTCATCTGTACGCACTGGCTCTGCCATTGCTTCTGTTCAGAATACGGCTGATGCAGACCAAGTTGGAATTGGTTTTTACACATCACCCGGCACTGGCTCTACTCAGACATTAACGCAACAAATGTTGCTCGATTACGCTGGTAATGTGGGTATAGGTACTAGTTCGCCAGCAGGAAATTTACAAATATCTGGTTCGGGTGATAGGTCTTTGATGGTCACAGGTGGAACATCAGGCACTGTCTCTGTCCAACTTGGTGATTCTGCCGCCGCTGGACAAGGCGGTATGTCATACGATAATTCTGTGGATGCACTCTTTTTAAAGTCTGCTGGCTCAGAACGTATGCGTATCGACTCCAGCGGTAATGTGCAAGTTCAATCTGGCGCAGTCATGCCGTATGCACCAGCACCCGCAGCTATCAGCGCAGCAGCTACGCTGACCAACGCCAACATTCAAGGTCAGATAATCAGTGCTACTGGCACAACGTACACCATCACAATGCCGCTTGGTACGACAATGGAGACATTGGCAACATGGGCAACCACAAATATTGCTTATGACTTCTTCGTCATCAACACAGCATCTGGCACAGTCACAATGGCTGTAAACACAGGTGTTACATCATTGGGATCGTTAACCATTGCAACAGGTGTATCAGCCCATTTCCGCATCCGCAGAACAGCGGCAAACACCTTTGTTCTCTATCGTTTAGTTTAATCAGGAGCTTTCATGGAAACAACTTGGACAATCACACAACTTGATCGTAAACTTTCCGATGGCTTAGTCATAAATGTTTATTGGCGTTGTGTCGTTATGGATGGTAATCAATCAGTAAGCACATCTGGCTCAGTGGGGGTTGAGCGTGGAGACACCTTTACACCTTATGAAGAACTTACTAAAGAACAAGTTCTTGGGTGGGTCAAGTCTAATCTGGAAGCGTCAGATATTGAAGCTGGCCTTCAGTCTCACCTTGTTGCAAAGCAAAACCCAGTAGCAGCTACAGGAGTACCGTGGTGAATAATAAACTAATATCTGAAACAGAAGCTAAGCTTATGACACATGAAGAAGTATGTGCTCAGCGATATGCAGCCATTCAAAAGTCTTTTGAAGAAGGTGATAAACGCATAACCAAGATTGAATATCTTTTGTATGCTGTAATGACGGCTGTATTGTTTGGCCCCGGAGTTGCTGCTGAGTTTTTAAAGAAACTTATAGGAGTTTAAAATTGATCCAATCAGCCTTTGTTTACTTGCAGCAGGTCTTGTCAAGAATATACAAGCTGGGTGTGAACTTTATAAACAAGCTAAAGAATCTTTTGTTGAAATTAAAAACACTGCTGATGAAGTTGTTGCCATTGGCAAAGAGATGCGTGGATTTTGGCAACAGCTTCTTAATTTCTTTGGTAACAAACCTAAACCACAAATTAAAAAATCTGTGGCTAAAGCTAAAAAAGCTGATTATGTTGCTGTTAATGAAACTCAAGTTAAAGTTGATATTGTCAAAAACTTAACAGAGTTTTTTAAAATTCAAGAGCAGCTAGCTGCACACATAAGAGAAGAAGAGGATAAGTCTAAAAACATATACGAGCCTACTCAAAATCATATGGAGGCTGCTCTTAATAGAGTGATGGCACAGCAGCAAATGGCTGAATTAGAAATCACCATTAGAGAAACAATGGTGTATCAAAGTCCTCCAGAGATGGGTGCTTTATATAGTTCTGTGTTTGAAATGAGAGAAGTAATTCAAGAGGAACAAGAACAAGCTAGACTTAAACAAGAGGCTCAAGAAAGATATAAACAATGGCAACGGCGAGAGGAAAAAAGGGATCTTCAGCAAAAGTCGGCATATCTCGTAATGTCCCTAATCCTTATAGCATACCTCTGGATGTGGCTTCTATTCGTAGGAAAACTGGCGAGGACATAATGGGATGGATAGCAGCTTGTGTATTGATAGCATTGTTACTTCCACTGCTTGGCTTTTTATATCTTGATGTTTTAGAAATGAAACATGAAACAAAAGTACAGATTGAGAAAGTTGAAAAGTTAAGAAGACAGGTTGAACAAAAAGAAAGGAAACAAAAAGATGAATAAGCAATTAGAGAAAGATTCTACGTACAATGAGTTTGACACTAATCATGATGGTGTCATCACTGATACTGAGTTAGCTAAGTCAGAACGTATGTTGATGATTGAGAATATGGACAAGATGCAAGACCAGCAACGCATTATGGCGTGGGCTGCTTTAGTGCTTCCTCCTGTTGTCATAGCCTATCTAGCTTCTGCTTTTGTATCTCTAGAAAAAGTGAATGCTTTGAATGGACTAGCCACAACCTATTGTGCTGCTATGGGAACCATTGTCGTAGCGTTTATGGCTGCTCAAGCTTATGTCAGAGGAAAAACCACTGATGCGTAATTTGTTGTTGAGTATAGCTTTATTTGTTTTTGCTTTTGGTGGGGGCTATTGGAAAGGTGGCTATGACAAAGGAGTAGAGACAGCTTTAGAAGTGGTTAAAGCTAATGATATGGCACGAAACACTGAAAAACAACTGACCACTGTAGCAACTACATATGCTGAAACATTAAGAAAAAATGAACAAAATGCCCAAAAGAAAATTACTGATCTCCGTATTGCTGTTAGCTCTGGTGAACACAAGCTGTTCATTCCTGTCACCACCCAAACCACCAACTGTAGTGTACAACCCACCACAGATGCCGCCCTTACCAGCGGAAGTGACACAAGAGAAACACGTGCCGAACTTGACAGAAAAGTTGCTGAATCTCTTATCGCCATAGCAGCAGAAGGAGATACAGCAATACGTAAATTGAATGTTTGTATAAACCAATATAACGAAATTAAGGAAAAAATAAATGACCCAACTATCCGCTAACTTCTCCTTACATGAGCTTAGTAAGAGTGAGACAGCCCTACGCTTGGGCTTAGACAATACTCCCACACCCGAAGCACAAGCTTCTTTAAAAATCCTTTGTGAGAAAGTATTGCAACCAATTAGAGATCATTATAAAACAGGTGTTAAAGTTAATAGTGCCTATCGCTCTCCGGAAAGTAACGCAGCAGTCGGAGGATCAAAAACTTCAGACCATTGCAAGGGCCAAGCAGCCGATATAGAAATACCCGGTGTAGCTAATGCTGAGTTGGCTCAGTGGATTATGGACAATTTAGAATATACACAACTCATCCTTGAATTCTACACTCCCGGTATTCCTGACAGCGGATGGGTTCATGTTTCCTACGACCCTAAAAACCTTAAGAAACAGGAGTTGACAGCAACCAAACAAAATGGTAAGACAGTGTATTTAAATGGACTTGTTGCTTAATGGATTATATAATGTCTCTTAAAGCATAAATATAGCAGTAACGGATTATATAATGTCTTTTAAAAATATAAATATAATAGGAAGAGAATATGAAGTTTTCTTCTTAGACGATTTAAAAGAGCTTGTAGGAAATTGTGACAGCGATAATTTGAAGATAAATATAAAAAATGGACAACCCGCTTTACTAGAAACAGACACTGTCTTACACGAAGTGGTACATGCAATAGATGTTGCAATGCAGCTTAACATGAGTGAGAGACAAGTGTATTGTGTAACGACAGGCTTGATAGCAACATTAAAAGATAATCAACAGTTTTTAGAATATTTGTATAAGGCATTAAAGAAATGAAAGAAAATTTTACAGCAACACAAAAAGAAGTTGTAGCTAGGAAGATGGGCTATAACGGGCCTATGCATATGTTTGATGAGTTCTTGATGTCAACACCAGCAGAAGCAAAGAAATATTCTTTGATATCTTCTAAGCTGACAGAGAAGATGTCAAGAGGTGGTGATGTCACTGGTTATGCAGAGGGAGGTCAAGTGATGAATAATAAAATGAAACCCTCTCAAATTATTACAGAGCATGCAAAGACGTATGGTCTTGATCCAGTGCTTGGACTTTCTAACATTGAAAAACTAGGAAAACTTGGTGATTTGGCGGTGCTCCAAGAAAACAATACAGTGGTGATATTAAGAAAGTTAAAGCCATACATTGTTGAGTTTAACTTGTTTACCACAGATTCCCCTGAAAAATTGGCTGTATCAATATTGTCTTTAATGAATAAGATAAGGGATGGAGAAGTGAAGGCTATGTATGGAAACTTTAAAGAGGGCGGCTCTAGTGTTGTAACCTTACTTAAAAAGATAGGTGTTGATGTAACAGCCTCAGATGTTCCTCGTTATGATTGGAAGGTCTTAGTATGAGCCGTTCAGATTTAAGGAGTAAGAAATGAGTTTTTGGGACGATATAAACCCTGTCAAAATTGCTGAAAAAGCTTACAACGATGTTGTAAAACCTGCCTACAATGCTGTTGTAAAGCCCGTCTTCAACGATGTTGTAAAGCCCATTTACAACGATGTTATAAAGCCTACATGGACGGCTGGTAAAAACGCTGTTGAGGACGCTGGTGAGTGGATTGATTCAACAGTAAGAGACGTTGTACCCGGCGGTTGGGCAACTGTTGTTGCTGCTGCTGCACTGACCTATGGATATTATTATGGCACTGAGGGAGCAGCCGCTGGTGCTGCCGAAGGTGCTGCTGAAACTAGTGCAGTGACAGGTGGTAGTATGGCTGGTATAGAAACAGCGTCTCTACCTAATGCAAGTGTTGGCGTGACAACGGCTCCAGTGACAAGCAGTAGTATGCTTGGTGTAGAAACAATGACTCTACCTCCTGCTTCCTCCGGCACTTATTCTCTTAGCTCTGGAGCAGGATCTGGTTTAGGGCTTCAAACACCTGCACTAGGTGAGGGTTATAATTTAGCAGCTTCTTCTGCTAGTACAGGAATGGGTTTACCAAGTGCTCCCAATTTAGCTTCGATGGGAGGTGGTCAGGGACTTACTACCGCTGCTTTCGGTATTCCCGGTGCAACAGTGAGTGAGCTTGGTGTTTTTACTGCCCCTTCTTTAACTGAAGCATACATGACTAAAAAAATGCTAGACAACAACGGAGGTAAACCACAAGAAGATAAACCCGCAGAAGAAGATGAGCTTGACTTAACAGGAGCTTTTAGTGCTCTAGGTCAACTGTTAGCGTCTAGAGAATCTTCTACTAGAGGCCAAAGAAGTTATGCACTTGGTGGAGTCATTCAAGATGCTGTTAACGCTGCTAACGCTATTAAAGCAACTAACACAGCAGCAACTAACACAGCAGCAACTAACACAGCAGCAACTAACACAGCAGCAACTAACACAGCAGCAACTAACACAGCAGCAACT